TATTCCAGAATATTTATCTCTATCCCAAGTAATGCGGAAAGAAATATAAGCTAGTCCAGATAATTTATGGTCAGCAGTCCAACTTGATAAGGTTGTTAATAAAGTAGATGCGACTTGGTCATCTTTACCATAGAATGGTTGGATTTTAATAGTGTCACCATAACGACTATCATTAGATGTAATTTCTGTAGCGTGTGCAAAACTACCACTAAAAGTTATATCGCTATCATTAACTTTTATTTTTGTGATATTGTTAATTTCACCTTCACATAAAACTAAAGCACCATAGAGATATTGATTGTCTGTTCCAGATGTTTCTAAAAACACTCTTGTTCCACCAAGTAGCCTTGTTCCATAAACAACAGGAATGTCAGCATTGTTGGATTGCTTATTAACTAAAACACCTTGACTATCTGCGTCTTGAGTAAAATCTGGCAATTCTGGTTTGGGTGCTAACCAAGTAATTGCTTTAGAAATGACAAAACTAGTAACAAGACTTGTAAAAATAGATGCTAAAGTAAACATTACGCTCTACCCCATTTAATATCTTGAACAGTTAAGGCAGAAAATTCCATACCTTTGTCATTAGTAAAAAACAATTGTTGTGAACCTTCATTTGTTTTTCTTCCGTTTACTCTACTGAAATCTGCAAAATGAGAAGTACAACTTAACACCAATCTGCCTGTGTCTGTATTGATGGAGTAACTTTCAATAAATCCTTTATCATAATTGAATGTTCCTATAATTGCATCACTATCATTTAGTAATCCTATATCTATTTTTACTTCAACATTCGTAACGCTATTAGCACCTAAGACAACTGAAACAAAAGTGCTATCTACTGCTGACAATTCAATTTGAAAGCTAGATACATCTAATTCTGATTTTTCAGATTTACCACCAATACCCAACAAATGACCACTAGCAGTATAGGTAGTTCCATCATCCCATAAACCTGTGCCTTCTAATCTGTCATCCCACAATCCAACTGCATCATCCCAAATATCAGTTTCAACTATATCTTTGTAATGGTTAGTTAAAAATTGAGGTGTATAAGGTGCAAGAAATTGTATTTCTACTAAAGCAATAGGCTTAATATTCTGAGTAGCTAGTTCTGCTAATAAGGTAGATGATAGACCTCTGGGCATTATAACGCCTCAATAAAATCTACTTCAAATCTGTATAGGTCTAAATCATTTGTATTAAATTCTTGTACATCATTAGTAAGTCTTACAGTAAAAGGAACATTGTCATAAAGTATAACCACATCTGTATCTACATTTTCTCTTAATGGTGGTTCAATAGTTATAGTTGCTTCATCATTACTGTCACCTGTTGCATCTTCTACAACCATATAAACTTTAGAATGAGTATTGAATTTGATAAAATCCCCTGCTTTAATTGTGCCTGTAATATTTTGAATATCAATAGTTGTATCACCTGCTGAATGACTGCCATTGGTACTAACAATTCCAGATACATCACCTTTGGCGTTTTTTAAATCTGGTAAGGCAATCTGGAATGTTTCTTTTTGACTGCGTTGTTTCATTATGAAAGCATAAACAGGAGCAAATTCACTTCTTCTCATAGGTGGATATGATGCTGAAAATTTAAATCTTTGACCATCTACTTGTACTGTAAACATCTTCCCACTATCAGTGGTTGATGTAATTGTTTTTTGTTCACTAGCAAAACCTACAGATGCAAATTCTGGTGTTGTTGGATATGTACCTGCCATTATACTAACGCCTCTTTTCCTTGTCTATTAAGTGCATCATTTATAACATTAACAATAGTATTTCTTCTACTTGTTAATAATTCATCAACACCTCTAGCATCAACTGTGTTAATAGTGAAATTAATATTGGTTGTTCCACCCATTCCTTTTATTTCATTATTAGGAACGATTGTACCTGCTGTATCTGGTATAAATAATTCTGCACCTCTTTCACCAACTATACTTGGTCTATTAATAGGTGGTCTGCCACCATTTGCAAATCCAAATAATTTAGGGATACTAGAAAAGAAACCACCTCCACCTGCAACAGCACTTCCAAAACCTAATGCTCTTTGTAATGTCACTGCTAATTTTTGTCTAATAATTATTCTTAATAAATCAGCTAACAAACTTCTCGCAAAGTCTTTAAAGTTTGCTTTCCCTGTCATTATAGCATCAGTTAAACTATCAGCAAATCCGTCAAATGCTTTTTTACCTAACTTTTCAAAATCATCTGTAATTTTTATTGCTTCGTCCATAGCTGTTTTAAAACCACTTTGAAATCCTTTAATTGCTTCAGATAATCCATCAATATTTTTTTTAACTTCTTTTAAATCTTCGTTAAGTTCATCAGTTCCATTAAGAGTAACTGGAATAACAACATTAGGTGCATCATTATTAATTTCATTAATTTGTTGTGATAATTTTGTTCTTATATCTAATAATTCTTGGAATACTTTATCAGCACTTCCTTCTGCTATTAATCCTATTTCTTCAAAAAGTTTGGTAGCATAGTATCTACCTGTGGTCATAAAGTTTTCAATTTGTAATTGATACTTTTCAATTAGACTTCTAGCACCAGAAACAACACCCAATGCCATAGTTCCTTTTTTACCTAATAGTAAACCAACAATAACACCATAGTTTTGTATCTCTGGTGGTAATAATAAAAATCCATCAATAATGCTGTTGAATGCTTTTGCAATATTTTCCATAGGTTTTTTTAAATCATCAACTACTTGTTTTCCTCGTTCAAATGCCTTGACTAAATTAGTTCCTACCGCTTCACCAAAATCTTGTATTGATTCTTGGTTATCATCTACAATTTGTTTTAAATCACCTAATTCTCTTTTAAGTGCAGGGAAGAAACCAGTTGAAACAGCAACTTGAAATGTAAAGAAAGCATCTTTTAAGTTTGATATTGTACCTAGTGTGGTTCTAGCTAAGTCCTCTGTTAATTGACCATATTCACCACCAGTACCAAATGCTTTAGCTAATGTTTTAATACTATCTTCAACAGATACTTTGACACCTTCTTCAAATCCTGCCATAGCACGAACACCACGTTCTCTAAATAATTCAGCAGAACCGATACCTGCACTAAATGACCTTTGTATTTGTAGTGATGCTAAAGCAAAATCACCACCTAAAATAACAGCAGTATTTCCTGTAATTTTTAATAATTCATCAAATGAAATTCCAAGTTCTTCTGCTCTATCAGAAACAGTTGCTAATGCTGTAATACCTTGTTGAATATTTCTTAATTCAAAAGGTGTGGTTTTTGCAAATTTAGTAACTTGGTCTAATGCTTTTTGTCCTTTTTGTGCTGACCCAAATAATGCATTTAATTGAATACCTAAGTTTTCAATTTGTACTCCTGCATCAAAAAATCCTTTTAAAACAGCAAAACCACCAATACCAATTAAGGCATTTCTTAAATTGAATACTCTTTGTTGAACACTAGATAATCCACGATTAACAGAATTAAATGCTCTTAATGTCTTGTCTTTAGCAAGAATATCAATCTGTAATTGTTTAATGGACATTATCTTCTTTTACCTTGCATCTTCTGTTTATTCAATTCTTTTTGTTGTTGGTCTGCTTTGTTTGAGAAATATGCCACCCATAAATTAAATTCTTCTACTGGCATTTGCAATATTTCGCCAATAGTTTTATGTAGTGTTTCTGCTAGAAAGAAATGAAAATTAAGGTCTTGGTCAGAACTTACTTTTTTTTTAAGTCGTTTAAGTCCGATTGTGTTCCAAGTATTTGACTTGCGACTCTGCCAATAATATCTGGGTCAACAAACTTCTTCATTTTGACTTTACTTTCAAGGTCAAACATTTTTTCACCATCTTTGGTTTCTGCTTTCTTGACGATAACATCAATTAATACAGTCAAATCATTATCGTTTGAACCTTTGAAAATTTCAGATTTTTCTAGTAGCGTAAACGGTTTAACATAAATGGCATCATCGCCAATTAGTCCCCATTCTTCAACTTCTATAATTCTTACTTCTTGATGCTTAAAGTGATTTACAGCACCTTCAAGATAATCCTTTTTAGGCATTTATAAATTATACAGTTGTAGTGCTTACGCCACCAGAGAATTGGACAGTTATGTTTCTTGAAATAACTCCATCAAGTGTCACTGCTTGAGATACGCCAGTCACAATAGCTGTTCCTGTGTAATATGTATCGCCACTGTCTGCACCTTCTGGATATAAATTTAAAGTTACTTCAGCACCAACTGTTAATGCACCTTGACCTGTTGTGTCTGTTTCGTCCCAGTGGCACTCAACAGTACCAGTAGCATCGCTTCTTAATGCTTTGTAGGATTTAGATGTATCAGTTAGTGAAGTATCTTCAACTGTGTCGTTTGTTTCATCAATAGTAAAACCAGTAACTTCAGCTACTGCGTTTGCACCTACTTTGACTACTCCGCTTGTTCCAACGTGTGTTGCCATTCTT